ATTCAGTCGCTTATGCGACACTCCCTACGGTCCAGAAGCTTGTAGTATCAGCATCAAAGAGCAACTGGGCCCCCTGAGTATTCAACTCTGCAGCTTCAGCAGCCGTAGACTCCGGATGCACCTCTCGTTCAATACGAATGAGGTTGAAAACTATCTCGCCCGAACTAAGTAGCTTCGGTAATACGAGAGTTACGGTTTTCTTGTCCTTACTCCACTTCGACGAAGTTTGTGAGTAAGTCGGAACGCGGTTCTTGAAAGTTGCATTACCACGTACCCTAAAATCCGCGACAGACGCATTAACAACGTGAACGCCGTTTGGAACATCTTGACCATCGGCAACATAGGTAACATCTGTACCTCCTGTGACACTGTTGGTGCCAGCAGATTTGATAACCATACCATTTATAGGCATAATTAACTCCTTTTACCCCTAAATAGGGATAATAATGATGAGATACGTTGCGTAGTTAACGCAAGTAAATCTACCTGTTTACATAGGTTTAGTGCTGCCGGATTAAAAGTTGGCATCGCACTCCGTGTGGGGTTGTTTCTCCGCTCCAGTGTCATAACATAGTCTTCGGGCTTTGTATACGACCCAATCAAGGGCTTGATACTAAAGTACCCGGGACTAGGCTCTACATGGAACGTCGCAAACTTTACAGTCCTTTTCGTGGACTGGAAAGATGCCACCATAGTGATCCCTGGTTTAGGTTTCCAAGCCTGTAACCAAAGACCGGTGTCAACAAACCAATCAGCAACAAAAGACAATGGGGTTAACTCCCAAGCAATGCTTGGTATGTCTCCCACTGTCAAACCCAGTGCTTGCCTATATGCTTGCACATCAGACAATGCAGACGCTTTAAAGAATAAATGAGTAGAATACTTATCTTCATACTCGTATGACCAAGTCAAAACATATTGTAACTTGGTCAAGCTATTCAAAAGCGACTTGTTGACTTGGTACAACTCAGTAGGAGTGTACCTTATCGTTTTCTGGGTACCGACCACGCTGTGTATGCTCCGATCGTAGCGTTCAACTCCTTCAACTAAGAGATCGCGATATGATGCGAACTCATAGACTGCAGGACGCCAGCCGTATCTTGCTTCCATCCACATATTCTGTGCGGTGTCAAAAAGATTTACGGCCTTGGAACGAGCGGTTTGCTTACGGTAACGGTTAAACTTGGTACGGAATTCCGTACTTAATTTAAGTAGTGTTTTCGCAGGTCTGCGAGCTAAGCGTGCGATCTTTTGCAAACGCAAGAGCTTAGCAGTTTCCTTTGACTCACCACCCGTTACAGCGCTTTGAACCTCGAGACCATCTAGTTTTGAATACGCTAGTAGAGTCGCGCGGTTCTGGAGATTTGTATCGAAGTTCTTAGTATTTGAGCTTCCACCAAGTGGAAACCAAGGCCAATAGGAGAAACTTCCTCCTAGAACCGTACCAAGAACATCTCTACCGGATGCACGCAACGGATCAAATGTTGCGACGTAAGAATACTTTGATTGTAACGATTTAACTTCAACCGATACAACCTGTAACTTAGTCATCCGTTTCTCTAACAGAGTGATAGAAGTGAACGAATTCTTATAATTCGTCCTATTATCACTCAGCCATGTGCGGTGGCCTTGACTCATAGCCTCCGCTTTTCCTGTAACGTTTGGATATTTGTCAAACGGTACACCCAATCCCGTAACTCCTTTTATAGAGCCAAAGATTAGGTCTTTGTACCGATATCTCAACGCTCCTGGAATTATGGCCATGTTAGTCTCCTCCAGCTATTGCTGATTTATAGTCCCC